TCGCCAGCGTAGAACTTGCGGATGGTTGACGACCCAAGGTTTGACCATGTGGCTCCGCTAATGTCCATGCGGAAGCCCGTACGCTTCTCGGCCATCCCGCAGGACTTGATCGCCTGCGAGTAGGGGAGCTCGGACTTCACACCCAGGGTGATGTCAGTTGCTCGCGGCGTAAGCTCGCAAGTAAATGCAAGCGTCGCCGTGCGCGCTCCGGAAATTTGCTTCAGCGGCGAGATCGAGTCGCGGATGAAGTCACGGTCCAGAAGCTCGACGTCAGTAGTGAAGCTCGCATCGAACACAAGGTTCTGAGCAAACTGCGGCGTCGTCAGCGGCGAATACGGAGTGGGGCTACCAGGACTCGCGGGGTCGTAGAAGCCGGTGATCTTCTTGGGACCCAGCTCCTCAACGAAAGTAAGTTGTTTTTTGCGGCTAAGCAGCGGCATTGAATCCTCCTATGCGCTGGCCGGGCCCGTAGGCCCGGCCACAAAATCAGGCAGTGAGATAGGTGATAACGACTTCGTTATCGCCGCCAGTCGCGGGGATCGTCACCGACGCCCCGCCAAGGTTGTGCATGTCGCCGCCGGTGAGACGCATCTGGACGTCACGGGCGAACACGCCGTCACGGTCCGTGGAGTTCGCCTGCGTCGGCTGAAGGCCGGGCATCGTGAAGTAGAACTTGTTGCCCAGCGTGCTGCCGATGGTGAATCCCATGCGGACGACCTCAGACTCGAGAAGGCTGTCAAGCCAACCGAAGTCGTTCTCAAGCGTCGCCTCGGGGTCCATCGAAACGGTGCCGTCGCGGCCCGTAATGATGAACTCCTCAAGGCCCTCGTCGGCGCCGGCGCACTGGCGCTGCACAAGGTTGTTTCCCGTGTCGATCGAGATCGAGGTGATGCAGGGCTCGATAGCGTCAAGGCCGTCATTGGCCGAGTCGTTACGAGCGATAGTCATCGCGCTGCTCTCGAACAGAGGCGGGGTCGTCAAGTTGTAGCTGATGCCGCTCAGCATCGGGCGGTCACCAGTACCGCCGGAGGCGCTGGGCGAAGCGGTATCGAGGCGACCCTGGAAGGTAGCCTGGATGTTCATCGGCCGGTTCACCTCCGCGCTGAACACCACCTGAGCACGCGCCGCGTTCATGGTGGTCTTCAGGCCGTCCTCAAACAGGCTGGCCGAAACCGTGGAGTTCTGAGAATAGGCGTTCGCGGTGATCGTGCCGATCGAGGATCCGGGAGCTCCGGCCGTGACCTTGTGAAGGGTGTCGGTTCCAACGTTCGAGGCGTAGCCACGGAAGAACTCAACGTCCACCGAGGTAGCACCGGAGGAGGCGGCCTCAACCACAATAGCGCGTCCGATCGAGGCCCCAGCGGAGGTCTGCACCTCAACCACGTCGCCGGCGGCAAGGCTGGCAGTCGTAGTCACAGTAAGGGTGTTGACCGTGCGGCTGATCGGGTAGTAGGTGTATCCAATCTCCGTGTCCAGCGACGAGATGGTCGCCTTGGCTCCGGTGGACCCACCAGTAATCGCGCCGTTGGTGAAGCTGGCGTCGATGATCTCAAGATAGATCACCGTGTCCCCGTTATGGCAGTCGTGCATAACGCGGGCCTGGTGTCCACCAGTGTCGTTCGTAACGATTTCGCCGTGACGGAAGGGACCGTCAACAGCAAAGGCGCCGATCGTGGCGCTCGCGGTGACGGCGGACCGGAAACCGGAAGCCTTGAGGATGCGCGCCCACACGGGCTCGCCGGCAGCGAACGTGCCGGCCACCGTGCCGATCATCTCAGTAGTGAAGGTCAGGCTCGCAGTCTTCTGGGCCGGAGCCTGCTTCAGCGGGGAGATGGAGTCCCGGATGAAGTCGCGGTCCAGGAGCTCGACCTCGGGGTTGAGCTGGGCATCGAAAACGAGCATCGCGGCATCGGCCGCGGTCTCCAGGTTTCCGGTGAAGACACCGGCGCTGTACTCTTCCTTGAGCACAAGTTGCTTCTTTCTAGTCAGTAGCGGCATGGTTCACCTCTTCAAAGGCTTGGGTTCCCTGTTGCGTGCCGATACAGAATCGACACGATGACCTCGGCGGCTGCGATAGTTTCCCCCTCTCCGAGATCGTAGACTTGGTCAGATTCGACTTGGCAGTAAACAGCCTCACCGCCAAGCTGGACGTTGTCGTCAATCGCCTTGGTCACGTCAGCGACCAGCCAGTGAAGCTGGTCACGCCAGGCGGTGCTTCCGGTGTTGACCCGCAGCAAGACGTTGATGGCGACCTGTAGGCTGTGCTCAGTCGCAGCGCAGTTGATACGCCGAGTGCTACGGTCAACGTTTGCCGGGTAAAGAACCGCCGCCGGAAACGCGGACCCAAGAGCGACCTCCGCCCCCTGGTACAGGTGCGCGCGCTGGATGTAATACTTGTAGCCGGCCGCCTGCGATATATCAGCAATCGTCTGGCGCAGAGCTTCGAGCACGCGCAGCTTCTTCGGCTTCGCGTTGTCGTCGGGGTAGGCCACTAGAGAACCTCCTCGAGAACGACCTCAAAGCTGAACGAGTTTGACCCGTTCTGCGTGACCCGCATGTCGCTGTCCGCAAAGCGGACGGTCAGCTCCCCAGTCCCGTCGGGGTGATCGAAGGTCATAGCCTTGATCCCGCCGTACGTGTCTTGGTAAAGGTCGTTCAGCGCCTTGACCGATCCGTAGGGCGCGTCCGAGAACTTGAGCGTAACGACGCGCACGGGGCGCTCGTAGACTTGGCGAGATCGGCTGAACCCAGCGTCGCCATTCGACCCAACCGATTTGCGGATGGTCGAAGTGGTGACGGGGAAGGGGATGCAGCCGATGTCGAAGATCATCGCATTTGCCCCTGGCTCGATTTCGGCCACGCCTTGTTTACCGTGCCGGTGAAATTCTCGGTGAAGAAGTCCAGGTCAGCCAGGCGGTTGAAGAACTCGTTCACGCCGCGAGTGAACGTAAAGTGGATCTCGGGCGACACGCGCTTCGGGTGAAACACCCGCTTGGAAGCGACTCGGATTCGCAGGGCCCGCTGACCTTCCACGGGGCGATATCCGATGAAGGCCAGCGTGGGGCTCTTGGTCGGCATCCAGAACGTTTCGCCGTTGGCCCGGAGCGCCGCGACCGCAGAGTCGGTGAACTGGGGCAGCACAACGCCTCTGCTATCCACAGCGTCGTCTCCGGGGAAGATGATCCATCCGGCGGCGCGGCTTATGGTCCGGTCCTGATCGTGAGCTAGGGCGCGTCCACCGATGAAGAAGGTGATCTTGCCGACTTTGCTACTGTAGCTGTAGTTAGACTCAAAGCTGCGCCGTGTCTCGTCGTCGGTCTTTCCTGAGCGCATCTGGAGGCCGTAGCCAGTCCGCCTCCTGTAGTGCTCGACGTAGTTTCCCCGGAGCTCCTTGTCCCGGAAGAAATTCTGCGATTTTGAAGCCAGGTCATTCGCTTCCGACCAGACTTTCGCGGTCAGGTTTTCGCTGAGCTCGCGCAGCCCTTTAGCCGCCGAAGCGGCATCGCTCTTCACGCTGACCGCAAACATCAGACGCGAGCCCTCCGGTAGCCCTCCAGGACTTCCCGCACCTCGTTGAGAAGGCCGTACTCCATCTGAGCAAATGCCGTGGCGGCACCGGTCTGGAGGCTGACTTGACCACCAAGAGTGTCGTGACGCTGAAGCAGATACTTGGTCTGCATGTCGGCGGCAAAGGCGAGATCAGGATAGTCGTTCGGGATCTCGCCAGATGCGCTCAGCCCGCCCGTGTAAGTCACCTGGGCAAAGCCCGGATCCTTGAGCTGCTCGACAAGCGTTCGGATGTACCCGGCGGGGTAGTTGATCGCAAACTCGTCGTCGTTGAGAGACGTCGCCGCATTGAAAGCCGCCGCCGTAGGGGCGTATGCGATCTTGATCGTCACGTCGTCGCCGTCGACAACGGGGTAGACCGGCGCACCATCGAGGCTGATAACTCTCTGGCCAGCCCGCACCTCGTACACTTCGGTTCGGCTGGCCTTGAGAGCGTGGACGCCAAGGTACTTGGTGAACTTGACCGAGACGCTACTAATCAGGCTGCTAATCAGCGTGTCCTGACTATCGTCGTCAAGACTGGCGTTGATAAGCGACTTCACACGCGCAAGCGTAGTGAAGTCCTGAGTGGATAGCGCCCCGGTGTAGTTCAAGCGTCACTCCTCTTCTTGGGCGACTTCTTCTTCGGCTTCGACCTCCTCAACGGGCTGCGGCTCCGGCTCGGAGCGCACCTCGTAGGAGTCCATCACTCGAGCGGCCGTGTCGCCAATGCGCACACAACGCTCGGGGTAGATGCGAGCAACGTCATCAGGGACGACGTCCCCGCTGTTGTACGCCACACCGTTGTGGCTGAAGCCACAGCACATGCGAACATGGAAACTCATTCGTCGACCTCATCCGGGGGGACAATGTTGGGAGGAGTATCGAGATCGACCTCCTCCTCAATGATCGCTTTCGCGGCCTGAACCTTAGGTCTCTCGAGCTTGTCGCCCACCGCCGCCGCCATGGCGCGGAGAGCAGCGGGCTGCGCGGGGACCTTTGCAGTCTTACCCTTAGGGAGAATACGGCGCTTGGTCAGCTTACCCATCTGCCCCTGCATCCACTGGCGCAGAAGGGGGTTCTCAAGGGTGACGTAGTCGCCAGTGATCGCCCAAATGCGATCTTTGATGTCGCCAAACTTCTCAGGCAGGATAAGGGTCCTGCCTGGGTTGACTTCGTAGAGATGGTCCATAATCACCAGGTTGCGTCAATAGCAGTCACGGCCAGGTCCCCACCGAGGAGATTATCCTTGGGCCAGGCTGCAAGGAAGGTGGCGCTAACAGTCGATGCGCCAATACCTCCGCAGGAGTAGAGCGAAGCACGGTAATAGGGGCCGTCTTCTCGACCGCGGAGGTTGATTTGATAGATGTGCAGGGAGCCGCTTTCTGTGTCGGATATAACGTCGCTGTCGCCGGCAAAGTCAAGCCAGGTGTATTCGCCAAGATCCGCCCAGGTGGAGTCAGCGAAGTCTAGCCACGTGTCTCCTGAAACAACGTCATTCCATGTCGGGCTTGCGGCCGATATTTCCTCACAGTGCTGCAACTTCACCTGCACGTGAGAGTCAAGCTCGCCGCAGTTCACAGCAAGGTAGGCGTTGTGGCAGTCCCGCAAGTAAATGTACTGGCTCTCCGAATACGGGTGGTTCTCCCCACTGACAGCCTGACTTCCGGCGATCGCCTGAACTGGAATGTTCGGGCAAACGCGGATAGTTGAGTGCAGGTCAGGCAGGCTCATCTTCGGGAGGGGCAGAATGCGGAGCCGGTGGCCCAGATTGGGCCACCGGCTCCTTCGCTATCACCAGGTCACGTCAACCGCGGTGACGGCGTAAGCGCCGCCCGCGGTGGTGTCCTTCGACCAGATGCAGATCGCATCTGCCGAAACCAGCGTCGCGCCACCAGCGCCACCGGTGGCGACGATCCGGTAGTGAGGGCCGGTGTTGGCCTCGAGGTCGACGGCGATCACCTTGGTGCTGTTGTCGTCGGCCGCAGCAATCGCAAGGGTCGCCCCCGCGACATCGGCGTAGGTGCCGCTCACAGAGCCGGCTTGCAGCTTGAGCGCGCCGGCGCCAGTGGCTGCAACAGAGCCGAGGTTGACGACGAAGTACATCCAGCGGTAGCCGATGGCGTCGACGTCAGCGCCGTTCACCGTGGCCTCAGCGGCGATGCTTTGCGCCGCCAGGCATTGAGTGAACTTAGCTTGAGAATGAAGATCGGGCAGTGCCATAGTCAGTTCCTCCTAGGTTATTTGCAGATCAAAGGGAGCTGAGGTCCCAGCCGGAGCTGACTGCGAACGCACCGGGCTGACGGATGCCGACGTCGATATCGACGTAGGCGACGATGTGGGTCTGGCGACGCTGAAGCGCGTCGTTGGCGACGTTGGAAGCCTCGATCACCAGGTTGCCCCAGCGGGGGATCACAACCTGAGACCAGTCACCGAAGATCATCTCGGCGTCAGAGCCACCGGCAAGCTGCGTGGTGCGACGGAACGGGTAGCCAAGAACGGCACCGGGGCCGCCCTCGCTGATGACCTTGTTGGTCATCCCGCCCCACTCGCCAGAGCTGGGGTTAGTGGGCTCACTCTTCAGGGTGCGCAGAGCGCGGTAGCACTTGTTGGACATGGCCCAGCCAAGGCGGCCCTGAAGGGCGTTGGCATCAGCGACGTTGTCCTCCATTTCGAGCAGCAGCTCGTAAGTGGCATAGTCCGTCGAAGCGGTCAGGCCAGAGAAATCAACAGAAGCGATCCCAGGCTGGTTGTAGATACCAACGGGCTCGTTGCCGGTGCCAGTGCCCTTGAGAACCCAGCGGTTCCACTCGAGCGCGATTTCGCGGGTCATGATCTGACGAAGGATGCCGTCAGCGTTGGACCCCATATCCAGAAGCCGCCGAGACGCCTTGATGAACGAGGCGCAGGTGTGCGGCTCGAGGCGCATTTGGCCGAACGACACGCTGGTTTCAGCAGCAGCCGCGTTCTCAGCCACCGAGGCCGCGGTCGCCAGCGGAGTGGCTTCCTTGGGGATCTCGATGGGGGTGGTGGTAGCGGTCATCTCGGTGGCACCGAGATCAAGCGCAACAACCTGCGGACGAAGAGCCTCGATGAACTGGTCGGCCATAACCTGACCAGGAACGATGAAACCACCAGAGGTGTCGGGCGTGGTGCCCTGAGCGCGAAGCTCCTCGGCCGCAGCGTCGCTCATCTCCCACTCGAGCTCAGCGTAGCTGCGCCAGTTGTGGTCGCCGCTTTGCTTGGCGAGCACCGACTGGCAGACACGGCCCAGGTTGAACCCCCCGCGCTTCTCGTCGGAGTAGTCACCGGTGCCGGGCACAAAGCCCACGCGGCTACGCTTCTCGATTTCGGCAAGGCGCTCCTCGAGCTCGGCAGCGCGCTTGTTGGCCTCGGAAACGGCGTCATCAACGCTCATACGGTTTTGGGCAACCTCTTCCCGGACGGCAGAGCGCACGCCCTCCAGGAAGTTAGCGCGGATTTCCTCCGGCGATTTCCCACTTTCAGTCACTCCGATTTTTTCAGCCATCGCTTTTCTCCTGCGATTGGTGGTCAAAGGCCAAGAGCTGCGTCAAGGTCGCTCTTGCCGTTCGATTTACCGGTAGTGTTGTCTTCGACACCCAGAACCACTTCGAGCTTGCGGATACGGTCCGTAATCTCGGTGCGGCACTGAATGTCTTCGATAATTGCGCGAAGCCCGCTGATCTCCTCCGCGATACCTTGCAGGTTCGCAGCGCAGTCAGCCAGCTCCGCCAGCTCTCCTTCAATCTCCCTGATACGAGACTCGATCCCCGAGTCGTCGTCGGCAGAGCTGGACTCGTTCTCGTACGAGCGCTTGGCCTTGCTCAGGGTGCTGAACTTGTGGCCAACCATCTTGCCGGTCTCCTCCATGTTGTCGTCGTGGAGGGCAATAAGAGCAGCCGGGTCGTCCGGCGTGCCTTTGATCGTGAAGCTGCTGTCCGGAACGTCGATCTCTCCGTCGCGCACAACCTTCTTGATGACGCCGTGGGCGCGTCCGCCGCTCGAGCCCCAAGCAACGTGATCGCCAACGCTGAGCTCTCCGGGCTCAGCTCGTTGTTCCTGTTGCTCCTGCTCGATCTCTACGGGCTGGACATCGGGCTCAAACACGCCCTCGCCAAAGCTCACGGGGACCACCGTGCGAACATCGCCAATGCCAAGGATCTCCAGCAGGTGCTGAGCATCAGAACGGCTGGCTTGGCCGCGCTCGCTAAGAGTCACGACGCGCTCCTTGAGCCGCTTGATTCTAGTGGCGTCGGGATCCATGCCAACAGGCGTAACGCTGCCCTCGATAAGCATCGTGCGCTCATGCACAACGCTGTAAGGAGTCAGGCCGCCTCGCTCGGACATGCCAGCGAACTCGGATCGCTCAGACTCGTTCGGCTTGCGGCTAGACATGGCCCGGAACCCGACAGAGAAGCCGTCCATGTAGCCCTCGTCAACCATGCGGTAGACAAGGTCGTTGAAGTCATTGACTCCGTAGGGCGTGTACACGCCGTCGCCCATCAGCGCTGAGTAGTAGCCCATTTTGGGCTTACGGCTCTTGCGCCCGTCCTCGTCCTCGTAAAAACGAAGGTTGTCCATGCGGCCCAGAGGCAGGCCGTAGTTCTTTTTGTCGAGGTTGTGGTCGTACAGGAAGGGCATCCCGCGCTTGGCGAACTCGCTGAAGTCCCAGCCCTGAGTGAGGATGACGTCCCCGGTTCGGCCGACCGGGTTTGAGGTCGACATCAGGTAGCTCACTCGACGCTCAGTGTCCTCAATCGAGCGGACGCCAGCCTCGCAAGTACGGCGCTGAACGACCTCAGGATCAGCCTTGATCGCAAAGATGTTGTCGAAACCAAGCGAGTCCAGCTCGGCAATCGTCGCGCTTCCGTCAGCGACGGATCGGATGGTGGCTGCGTCAAACGTACGGATGTTGGCCATTTCGGTTACTTTTCGTCGATGCCGTCGAGCTGAGCGACTTTCTTGCGAGCCCACGACTGGCCGGCGTCCCCGCCCCAGGCGGCCCACGCAACACGTCCGGGGCTCGGATATCCATCTTCGCCCTGACGGAAGCCTTTGGCTTTCTTGTCGGGCTCATGGCGAGAGAAGAAAGAGTGCATTCTGCGGACGGTGGACGGGCTCAGCTCAGTCCTTGCGGCGAGCTGACCAGCTCTCTTGGCGGCAACTGAAGTTCCGCCGGCGTGGCCCTCCCCCTTCCACTTCTTGTACATGCGCGCCTCAGCGGCCATCCCGCCGGACGGGCGCAAGTCGACCTTGGTGCCCTTGTACTCAGCTCGCGCCTCCTCGGCGCTGCGCCCCTCCAGGGACTCGAGCAGGTCGATCTCGTCAGTCGGCACGCCCCACTCCACGATTTCAAACGTGCAGCGGCAGTTGATGACCTCCTCCGGAGATCCCTCATGGTCGTGAGGCCAGCGCAGGCCGTTCGAGAACTGCTGCCCAAACTCAACCACCTCACCATCGACCGGGGCCTGATGGCTGTCACGAACGCGCTCGTCTTTGCTGCTGACCCAGCGGATCTTCTTCGCGCCGGCAGCGCGAGCCTCCTGGGCCAGCAGATAGTTCTGAGCTCGAGCGACCTCGTTGCGTGCGATGAGCTCCCCGCGGCGGTCTATGTTCTGGAACGCCTGCTCCAGCTCCTGCTGGATCTGCGGGAAAGCGCGAGCGATTTCGTCTCCTAGAAGCTGATCGGTATCGGCTGAGCCGAGAGCCCTGCCAAGCGCTCCGCGGACGCGCTTCTGCGTCGTCAGGCTAACCGTGGCAGCCAACGCTGCGATATGGCCTGAGATGAAGCGCCTGATGCGCTCCTGCGGAATGCGGGCTTCGGGGCCAAGCTCCTCCTCGATGAGGAGCTCAATGGTGTCCTCGTACACGCGAGTGAGCTCAGCACCAAGGATGGTGGCCAGGTAATCGCGCCACTCCTGATCGTCCAGCATCAGGCGCTTGTAGTCCGACTCCGAGAGCTCGCGGGCAGAGGAAGACGCCGAGACCGCGCGGATGCGATTCATCTGCGCGGTCTCATACTCGGAGAGATAGGACTGAATGGGCCCGGCAAGGCGCATCGCCATCTGCTCACGAACATCGCCCTGGCTTTCACCGATGGCGGCGTCCCACTCAGCCGATCGCTCCTCATCTTCGGGCTCGTCATCCGAGTCGTCGGGAATCCCCGGCGCCTGCGGAACTACGGGCTCGGGATCCGGCTTCTCTTTGATCTGCACCGCAGACAGAAGCGCCTTGGCGCGCTCCATGTCGAGCGGGAACGCCGCGATGATAAGGTGGGCCGCCGTCTCCTGGTCAATGTCGCCATTGACCACCGAAAGAACAATTTCGTGCAGAGCAGTAACCTGGGGGCCGTTGAGGCTCTCCATCGGAGTCGCGGCGCGATCCTCGTCAGTCAGGTTACTAACAACTGCGGAGAGAGGTCGAAGGTTGGCGGCAACGAAAGCTCTATCAGACGGCTTGATGCCTTCTTGTGCGTCGGCATCACCGATCTCATGCTCAAGAGCAAGCCCGACATGCTCCGCCGCCTTGGCGAAGGAGATGCCGATTCCGCGGCCCGCGACCTCTGCGGCAGCCCGTACTGCTTCGGTCCGGTCCTCGACCAGCGCGTCCACGCCGGAAGTCTCAAAGTGCGGCCAGACCTCCCTGCTTCCCACCCCGATCAGGCGGGACAGGAACTTGTTTCTAATGACGTCCTCGAACCGACGGACCAGGGACAGGATGCCGTTGGGCCCCGTCCACATGATCTTCTCCGCGGTCCGAATGTTGTTGTAGGTCGCCTGGTCGTAGACGCCGACCATCGGGGGCGGAACCCCCATCGAGCTCAGGATGCTGTCACGCAGCCACTCGATGTACTTGCTGTACTCGAGGTCGCGGGGGGCAACGGGGTTGGGCACAATCTTGGCTCCCCGGTCCAACACTTTCGTGCGACCGCGGTTCTCCACGCTGTACTCGTCATCCGCGAGGGCTTGGCGTCTCTCCAACTCTTCTGCGCTCAGCCGCTGATCGAAAACGATCCAAGCTCCAGGATCACCACCAGAACGCATAGTCGCGTCCATGTACCGGTAGACCTGGTGGTAAGCCTGTATCTCGCGCTCGGCAGACTGAACGTCCCCAAAGCCCCGCAAGCCACTCGCGGGATCATAATCACAGTAGGGGATTACGGATTCCGGGGGGAAATCAACGCTGTACCCTCCCCCGTTGCCCTGCTTTTGGTGATACCGGTAAAGGTAAGGAAGTCCGTTATCGGCAACCTTGTGCTCAACAAGGCGGCCTCGGACCGGAGTAATCACCTCGGGGATGGGGATCTCGCCCACACCGTTCGGCTTCAGCGGCATTCCGTTCCTGTCGGTCAGGAACCAGTAGCACTCGCCGTCCAACTTGTAGTTGATCGAGTGCGCCTGCCAGAACTCGCTGGCCGTAAACAGTGGGTGCGGGCTGTCGAATAGCTCGACGAGAGGACCCGAATCCATGTGGACGGAATCCCTGGATCCAGGATCGCCCGTGTAGAAGTGGAGCGGAAGCTGGCCGACGCCATCGCTGATCGCCTTCAGCGCAGCACGGACCCACACGTTCTCCTCGAACGGGTGCTCGACAGACTCGTCGCCGGCCAGCGAAGCCTTCGCAAAGATGCCTGGGGCGCGATCGCCATCCCAGAACCCGCGCGTAGATCCGCCTCCCATACCCAGTATGGGCGTGGTCGCCCAATACAAGGAGGTCCCACGCGGAGCGCGGTCGCTGTACTTGACCCAACTAGCGTTCATGAACTAGCCTCTTGTTACGCTGGACACGGGACTCCGTCAATGTCAATAATAAAGGTATGACGGAAATTACGCTCGGGGGGAGAGCATGAGTGAATGGCAGCGGGGCAGAAAGCCCAAGCCCGCAAATCTGAGGCGCTCCGTAGGGATCACCTTCAAGCTGTCGCCCGATGAGCTGAGGCAGATTCAGCACGGGCTAGACCCCGCGCGGCCTGTTTCTGAGCAAATCCGGGACATGGCCCTCAAAAACCTAAGCAAGCCGCCGGCTCCCAGGGAGCCTTGAGCCCTGCTTCTTGTTCTTGTGGAAGACCGGCGTTCCCATAGAGCTAAACATCGTCGAGTCCTCCATGCACTCCCGGCAGGCCAGGACAAAAGCATCTGAGTAGTCCGGAGAGGTCCCCGCGTGCGCGTTGCGGATCTTCTCCTTGGGCTCCAGCTTGATGACCGGCCCATCAGGCCCAGCCTCCCGCTCGAAGTGGGTCCACTGGATCTGCTGACGGACTTTGTTGAACATCGGCACGCCGTCCCGGATCCGGAACTTGCCCTCCTGCAACCCGCGACGGGCGACCCAGTGCATCTCCGCACGGCAGTTCTTGAAGTTCGTGCCCTGCGTCAGGTCGAAGTGGTCACCCCCAGGCTTGCCGCCAAACTGGACCCGATCCACGAAGTAGCCGTCCCTGGCCAGGAAGTCGCACACGCCGACGATGCCCGTGTCGTCGATGTGGATCCGCGAGCCGGGGATCGGATCTCCGTTCCAGCGGTCAGCGCCGAACATCTCCTTCACCTGGCGGCCCCACTTCAGTGACTGGGCCACGATCCTCTTGGCGATACTGACCTGCGCCTCGAGGTCGTCTCGGCCTGGGCGCCAGGCGTCCACCGCCACCAGGTCACCGTCAAACATAAGGCAGGCCACGCTCAGGTCGCCAGCCGTCCCGATGTCCACCCCGATCGACGGCCCGAGGGGCTGATTGTTCTTCGGCCACAGAGCCTCAGCCGCGTCCAGGATGGTCCTCGTCACAACCAGACTGGTCACGCTGCCAGGGCTGAACCGCCCGCAGATGTCCGAGAGGAACACAGGATCTCCAGGCTCATACGACTTCATCGAGTCCAGCACACTCTCCCTGCTCACCAGGTACTCCGGGACATGGTCGAAGACCTTGTCGTATTTCAGCGGGTCCTCAGGGACGCCGATCTCATGAGCCTCGCGCTCAGAAAGGCTACTGATCTTGACGGTGTGCCACTTGTTCGGGCGGTCCCTGAACGCCCGGACGTATTCGTGGTCGTCGTCGAGACCCATGTATGGGTTACCGATCATCACCATGTAGACGTTCGGCTTGTTCGTCATACCGCGCAGCACCCGGAAGACCTCCGGGTCAATGTCCTCGGGCTCGTCCACCACGATCAGGAGCCGAGTCGCGTCGCCTGTGATCGCAACCATCCGCTCGAGCTCCTCGGGGTCGATGACGTCGGAGTCAGGGTCGCTCGGCACAATGATGCCGGCGTGGTAACCACGGACACGGCCGGGGTTGCGGGTAGGGACAGCTAGGATGCTGTGCTCGCTGTCGAGCTCGACGCGCAGCTTTTTGACCGTGCCTGGGAGCTGCACCGAGGCACCCTGCCAGGCTGACTCGATCTTGGCCCAGAGGACGTCCTTCACCTGGTCTAGCGTCGGAGCAAGCATCAGCACTCGGCTAGGAGCTGTGCAGAAGAACGTCGGCGCAACGACCCCGCCGAGTAGGAACGACTTGCCGGCAGAGCGGCAGGCACTCACCGCAACGAAGCGATGCTCGAACACTGCGCGGAAGATGTACCTCTGCGCCTCCCAGAGCATCAGGGCTCCAGACAGAGGGTGCGAAAGACCCAGCATGTCTCGCGCGAAGTCCTCCTCGCGCCCGCCGTACTCAGTCCTCCAGGGGCCTTGCTTCCGGCTCCTCGATCTGTTGGATACCGCCTCCTCCCCCGTCAGATCGAGGAACTCTTGGGGCATCTGAGACTCGAGCGCCTTTAGAAAGGAGCTCCGAATAGAATCTTGCGACCACGCGGCCAAGCGCCTTCTTGTCACTGATTTCTTCCTTCAGGATTCCAAGCATAGCGTGGTGAGTCAGGTCCATATCAGCCTGGCTCGCCATACCCTGCGCGCTAATTTTGAGCTTCCAGGCGCTCTCGACCCGCTTAGCTACTCGGTCAAGAGCGTTGCCCAGAGTTGTAAGTGCAGCGTCCTCACTCCCCCCGCGCTGAGATAGAGACTTCAAGTCGAGGAACGCACGCTTTAGCGCGTCGGCGTCGTGGTTGTCGAACGCCTCTTCCATCTCCGCGACCAGCTCCTTGACGTTCCCTCGGAAGTCCGGGGTGTCCAGAGCCGCTGCGCGTTCGGCGGCACGCTGAGCCACGACGTCCATAGCTGCGATGTGCTCCCGCAGATCCAGCAGCTTCTCCTCGTCCTTGATGAGCTCCTCGTACGCGCGGCGGTGCCGGCCGAGATACTTGCTGTAACGGCCGCTGACGAAGGTGCCGGAGGCCACCCCCTTCAGACTCGCGCCACCGTGCAGGCGGCAACGGCCGTTCTCCATAGGGATTGCGCGGCATGTTCGCTCGCCCTGGCCTCGCAAACGGGCTCCGCAGAACTTCTTTCGCTCGATTTCTTGGCCGCACTCGCGGCAGTGTGACTTCTCGATGTCAGACATGGTTGAGGCCAATATCCTCGTACTCAGAGGGAAGCCGGCGAACCGCCGTTCTCCAGTCGCCCTTGCAGAACACAAGCATGTGGGCGTGCGTCCTCGTCATCTTACGCCCGGCCAAGAAGTCCTTCTTGGCCCTGATGGCTCCGCTGCCAATCGGGTTGAGCACCGCGCACTCGTTCATCGGCACAAAGCCGATCGCGTTCATGTCCACCCCGTACTGGCTCAGAGCTCCAGGCTGCAATCCGTCCTTGAAACGCGGCTCCGCGATCAGGCAGGCGCACAGGCTATGGTCGTCCAGCCGCTCGAACACCGTCTGCGACACCTTCACTAGACGGGCATACCAATCATGGTACGCCATCTCCGAAAACCGAGACGGGTCCTTCCGACGCCGCATGTTCGGCATCGGAGGGCAGATCAGCCCCAGCGAATAGGGCCCGTCCGGAATCACGTCCTTCGTGAACTTAGGCTCGATGCCGGCGCCGAACTTGCCCTGGGCTTCACCCGGCAAAGAGTTGACGTTCGCAGCGACATCCTTGTACATCCCAAGGATCGGCTCGATGTCGTCGGACTCCTCGCACATACCGATGTAGTTGCGGCCCAGGACCCCCGACACGGCCGACCGCACGCCATCGCCCACGTAGCAGTCCAGGATCTTGTCGCCTGGAGCGCTAAACCAGCGGACCATAACTTCCGCCAATACGGGGTCCGTCAAGTTGCGGCGGCTGACTTCCTCGGGCGGCTTACCACCAGACTCCAAGAACTCCCGCTCAATCTCCTGAGCGGTCATGCCGGCCTCGATCTTCTCGTAGTAACCGGCGATGTACATATGCGGCGTGACCTCCGGCGCAGCGGCCTGATCCACGATGCCCGCAGACCTCCACGCCCGCCGGCGATCTTGCCAGTAGCCGCGCCGCCCATCCAAAACGCTGAGGGGCGGAACAATGAACTGGTCCGCAAGGGTTGGGCGCGACTTCGGCTTCTTCTTCTTGGTGAGCTTGTAAGCCTCCTCCTCGGAGGCAAACCCGGTGACCTCGAGCTTCAGGTCGGGCGCGCTCGCAACCTTGGACATCATCTCGGACAAAGTGTCCGTGTCCCAGTTGCTGAGCTCAGACGTACGGTTGTCCGCGATAGCGAACGCCACCGCATCCGTGTCGTCCAGGTCGTCCGCCGAGACCACCTCGATCTCCGACCAGCCCAAAGACGTAGCCGCGGCCAACGTTCCGTTGCCGGCGATCACTACGTTGTTGCGCACAACTATAGGCTTGCGCTGCCCGAACTTCTCCAGGCTGGCTGCAATAGCTTGCACGCTCTTTTCGTCGTGCTCGCGCGCGTTCTCAGGATCGGGGATCAGCTCCTCGATCTTCGCCTTGGTGATCTGCATCTATTCCTTGGGGTTGAATACCGCTCTGTAACAGTCCGCGTATGCGACCCCCCAATAGGCGCTGTGCGACACGCTGCGTTCGTGCTCTATGTCCCAACTTAGAGCGTGGGCCCACTCATGCACAAGTACCTCAAGGCAATAAGGCTGCGGGATCTCCTTCGACACACGCACCATCATCTTCCTTGGGCCTATCTTCCGGCAGTCGCCCTCATCGCCGGCCGGAAGTTTGCACCGACGGACAACAACCTCGTACTTCTGCACAGGGCAGAACGAGCGCAAAGCGTCTACAGCCTGACGCCAGCGGGCGACCCGGAACTTCGCCATCATCGCAGCCAGATGACCTGGTCCGCAATCACCCCACGGTTACGGTCCACAATCAGCAGACGCTGAGCTGGACGAGTCGCCATAGCCAGTTCCTCGAGCTCCCACTCGCCACCAGACTTGAGCGTCCCGTTGATGTACACCTGCCGCGAACCCATCGTCATCATCGTCGGGTTGTGGTAGTGGCCCATCATCATGATCGACCAAGGGTCCGGGATCGAATCAGCCCAACGCGCCATCTTCTTGGCGATCGAGTAAGCAGGCAGGCCAGCGAAGCCACCGCTGCCGCGGAACTGGTCGCCGTGGACAAACAAGATCCCCGTGCCCGAGGCGTTCACCACCCGGTAGAATGACTCCACCTCGGTGTGCCAGTGCAGACGCTTCCCGTCTACTGCCCCTCCCATCTTTAGGCGGGCCGTCTCGCTGGCCACCGTATCCCAGTTGACGCTCTTGGGGTCAGAGTTCCCCTTGGTCGGGCCAATCCGTCCGTGGTTACCCCGGACGCACTCGACACGCACCACAGGGAATATATCGAGCAAAGCACGCACAAGGTCCACGATCAGGTCCGGACACGTGTTCAGCGCCTGCTCCATAGCGGTCGAGTCCACCTCCCAGCTCTGGGAGGCACGCAGACTTGACCCGTCAACCATGTCCCCGCCGACAAGAAGGACGCACTCGCCCAACGTCGCCGCGTGAGAACGGGACTCGACTATCGAGTCGACTTTTTTGATAAGTTGCGCAACCCTGGACTGGGCAACGCTCGAATCAAAGTTGTCGGTCAACGAACCTATCTGCCAGTCGCTGACATGAAGAACCACCGTCTCCGATCGCTTGCGCTTGCGTGGCTTGGGCCGCTGAGGGACCTTTGGTTCCTCGTACGGCTCAAGCGACTCCTCTACCGCCCGAAGGACTAGCGCAGTAGCACCGGCGTTCGTCCTGATCTGACGCTGAAGACCGCGGATCTGTCGACGCAGCAGCTCAATCTCGGCGTCAGACTCTAAATCCTTCTCAACCTGCCCTTTCTTCTTGGTCATATCGCACCGCCGCGACCAAGACACCTCGTCACGTGGTCCTTCCACGTCGTACCCGCGCCCGTAGCGTGAAGGCGCTTGTGCAGGTACGTGCGGACAAACGTGTAAAAGGCCATTCCGTAGCGCTGCTCAGTCGTCATAGAGAGATACTGCTCCAGAGCCTCGCCCTCAGGCGTCCCAGGGCCGTATTTCTCGCAAATCACGCAGGTGCGCTTCTCCTTTGAGGACTGCTCTTGCAGCCAGTCCTTCAGATCAACCGGCGCCTCCGCGTTCCTTTTCCTTTTCGACATCCGAACCCCCGTTCGTGTGCGGTAGAAAAACAAAAGAGGCACCCCAAAGAACGATCGCGCGCGCCAAGGCAAGGCGATCCAGGTATGCCTCTATTCCACTTGCGGTCGAACGCTGGTACACCCAGCCGTCTTCGTCCGACAAGTCGTAATAGCGGGTCCCCTCGAGCCGCTGGAGCTCCAGGTCGAACACCCGCGCGTAACTCTTTACGGCTCGCAAGTAAGCCCGCCTTGATCTGCCCGCCATCTTGACTCCCCCTGATGGCGTACATACTCCGCTATTAGCACCGCGTCAGCAAACCCAGACTCGCCTCTCGGCTTGCCGTCACGCTTGAGCAGCTTCTGACGCAGATCAGGGAACATCTCGTACGCAGTCAGCACCGCGCTCTCCTTGATCTGCTTCTTCCCCGCGCGCGGACGGCCACGAAGCATCATCTTCTGCCACTCCTGGGGGGTCACTTCCATGATCCGACCCCCGGATATACCCGCAGCCCCGTACGCCACCCCCGTCGCGTGCCCAAAGTTGAACGTGCTCACGACACCCTGCCCAGGCATCGCACCCACACGCTCAATCCCAACCACCAACGGCTGACTCGGAGCCACGCGGCGCAGCCACGCATATATCTCCGCACCCTGCACACGCTCCTTCTTGCCACTGCCAAGCACCGGCATAGGCACCGCGTCGCAGAACGAACCGTCAAAGTACAACGCCACCATCGCGCCGCTCTTGCCAGGATCCACCCCGACATAAATCGGCTTGTCGATGATCGAGTCCCGCGTCACTTGGACGACCTCCACATCGGACGCAGAGTCAGCACACGGTCCCCACGCTGGATACGCAACGCACCGCTCGCATCCACATACTCCAAACGGCCGTCCGGACCCTGATGCAACCGCAGACGGATCTCCTCCGGTTGCTCCTCGGACACTTGACCAGATCCTTCTGAAATAGAAGACAGCATCTGGGGCAAAACGGCCGCGGATAGAACGCCCGCCACCAACGCAAGGCCACGCTTACGGTTCCTCATACCCACTGACTAGCAACCCCACATGCCAATGTCCAGCGACATGGGGTGCAATTTCACGAAAGCGGTGCGGCGGTTTTACCCAGACACTTGGGGTCGGTGTCTGGGGGGCCGTTGGGGCGGTGGGCGGATTTCGGGGGGTGTTATATGTAATAGTACCTTCTTCTCTTTGTCTGGGGGGGTACCCCCTTCGGCCGACGGCCGACGGCCGGTGCTCGAGCGGCTGGTGCTCGAGCGGCCGGTGCTCGAGCGGCCGACGGCCGGTGCTCGAGCGGCCTGGTCCTCCGCGGCC